TTGTAGTCTTGATCTGGTCCGCTTCTTTATTAACTGCTTCTTATATCAGACTTCCAACAGGTCAGAAAATTTTAGACTTTGATCCTACATTTATTGCTTCTGTATTCTCAGGATCTTTAGCTGCATTTGGATTATCACCTGCCAGAAATGGTGGTAATGGTGTAAAGACATCTAATGGAAACACTCCTACTGGAAAGAAAGAAGACCAACCACCAGTAGCATCTGCTATTGATAGACCAAAACAATGAAGAAAATAACTAATGGTGTTATTTTATTTCTTGCTGTTACTGTTGGTGTTGGCCATATTGGTATTATTGGACATCTTATGAAAGTGGGCAACACTATAAGTAGTCCAGTCATTAACATTCCAGACGGTAAATATTCTTCTTACGAACTAAACGTAAGTAAAGACGGATATAGTGTGAAGTATCGTGCTAATGATCCAAAGGTTCTTTCTACTGAAAGGTCAATAGAACTTGATAGAACCAAGAAAGGTTTGTTTGGTGGTGGAACTGAAAAGAGAAATGAATACCGCAAAGACGAATATACCGCAGAAGGATATCGTAATCTTGGTGGAGGTGAAATAAATGAAGAGGGAAAGTCTGCGGAAGAGATAGAGTGTTTAGTAGCGGACGCTGGAGCACGGTCACAAGGTGCTCTGGCAGGAACTAGCATTGCTACTGGTGCTCTTGCTCCCGCAGTATTAAACATTCCTTATATTGGTTGGTTGGCAGCAGGATGGATGACTCTGTTAGGTCAGAGAGTTGGTTCTAATATTGGTTCCGAAGTTGGTAGTGTTTTTAATGACTGCTGAAAATACAATAATTTTTATGTTTAACATTACTCAGAAATAAATACTTTATATTATTTTGAAAAAAAGCAGATGGGACAGTATAGTGGACCTACTTTAAAGGTTAATGGTTTAATATTAGCACTTGATGTTGCCAATCCAAAGTCTTATACTGGAGTAGGTAGTACTAATAGTTGGTTTGATGTGGCTGGCAGTGGGAATAATGCTACTAGAACAGATAACTCTGGATTTGGAGGACAAGTAACTTTTAATCCTGGACCATCTGGATACTTTGATTTTACTGTAAATCCTTATGTTCAACAGGATGTAGATTATGGTTACTTTGGTGGTGGTTATGTTTTTCCAGTTGTGAGATCTTTCGTACAACGTATAGATTACTCTAATGACACAGCAACAGCATCACCAAAAGGACCAATAAGTTCTAAAAATAGACACGCAGCAACAGGTAATCAATCTTACGGTTACTTTGGTGGTGGTAGTGGTATTTCAACAGTAGACCGTATAGATTACTCTAATGATACAGCGACAGCATCACCAAAAGGACCATTAAGTGATTCTAGATATGATTTCACAGCAACAGGTAATAATTCTTATGGTTACTTTGGTGGTGGGAGAGATCCTGGTTATTTTTCAAAAGTAGACCGTATAGATTACTCTAATGACACAGCAACAGCATCTGTAAGAGGACCATTAAGTATTGCTAGAAGTGCCTTAGCAGCAACAGGTAATAGTTCTTTTGGTTACTTTGGTGGTGGTTCTAGTCCCAGTTCAATATCAACAGTAGACCGTATAGATTACTCTAATGACACAGCAACAGCATCACCAAAAGGACCATTAAGTAGGGTAATAGGTTCATTTGCAGCAACAGGTAATAGTTCTTTTGGTTACTTTGGTGGTGGTAATTCAACAGTAGACCGTATAGATTACTCTAATGACACAGCAACAGCATCAGTAAAAGGACCATTAAGTCTTAGTAGATACCTATTAGCAGCAACAGGTAATAGTTCTTTTGGTTACTTTGGTGGAGGTGTTTATGGTTCTCCACTTGCTGATACATCAAGAGTAGACCGTATAGATTACTCTAATGATACTGCAACAGCATCGGTAAGAGGACCATTATATTCTAATATTTGGCATCATGCAGCAGCATCTCCTTTAGCAAATGGTATAAGGTATAATAATTCCCTTAATGGAAATGGATTTTCTCTTTCAAGTGTAACTGTTCCAACAACAGGTGGATTTAGTATTAGTGCTTTTATTAAAAGAGATACTGGATCTAGAGAACTTAGTGACATTGAAACTATTTTTAGTAACGGTATTGATGACGGTTGGTTCTTTGGTATTAATACTAGCGGTAATTTGTATTATGGAATCTCTGGTTCTGGTGGAACTGGATCTCAAGAAGGTTCATTAGGTGGTAGCGTAGCTGATGCTGAATGGCATATGGTTACTGTTGTATTTGATAGAGCTGCTGACTTAGGAAGTTATAAGGTTTATGGATACGTTGATGGTGTTGAATCTGGAAGCGCCACAATAACCGCAGGTGCTGGAGGTAATGTTGCCTTTAGTTCTAATGCTCCTGGAATTGGTTATAGCGGTTTTTATGGTGTATTTGGTGGAGAAATCTCAAACATTTATTCTTGGAATAGAGTTTTAACCGCATCAGAAGTTCTTGAAAACTTTGGAGCATTGAGAAGAAGATATAGTATCTAAATAATAATAATAAGTAAGGTAAAAGACATAATCTTTAAGGAGATGTAAATGTCGTCATTTTCTGGTCCAAAAATATCTGCTAATGGTTTAATATTAGCACTTGATGTTGCCAATCCAAAGTCTTATACTGGAGTAGGTAGTACTAATAGTTGGTTTGATGTAACTGGTAACGGAAATACTGCTACCAGAACAGATAACTCTGGATTTGGAGGACAAGTAACTTTTAATCCTGGACCATCTGGATACTTTGATTTTACTGTAAATCCTTATGTTCAAGGAACTACAGAATATGGTTACTTTGGTGGTGGCAATCCTTTTCCTACCCGGTCAACAGTAGACCGTATAGATTATTCCAATGACACAGTAACAGCATCAGTAAAAGGACCATTAAGTAGTGCTAGATATGGTATAGCAGCAACAGGTGATGGTTCTTTTGGTTACTTTGGTGGTGGTCGTCCTGGTCCAGTTTCAACAGTAGACCGTATAGATTACTCTAATGACACAGCAACAGCATCAGTAAAAGGACCATTAAGTAGTGCTAGATATAGATTTGCAGCAACAGGTAATAGTTCTTATGGTTACTTTGGTGGTGGCAATCCTGGTCCAGTTTCAAAAGTAGACCGTATAGATTACTCTAATGACACGGCAACAGCATCACCAAAAGGACCATTAAGTCTTGCTAGATATCTTTTAGCAGCAACAGGTAACAGTTCTTTTGGTTACTTTGGTGGCGGTTTTCCTAGTCCTGCTGCATATTCAACAGTAGATCGTATAGATTACTCTAATGACACAGCAACAGCATCACCAAAAGGACCATTAAGTGCTGCTAGATTTCAATTAGGAGCAACAGGTAATAGTTCTTTTGGTTACTTTGGTGGTGGATATCAACCTTTCACTCATAGATCAATAGTAGACCGTATAGATTACTCTAATGACACAGCAACAGCATCACCAAAAGGACCATTAAGTCTTGCTAGATATTACTTAGCAGCAACAGGTGATAGTTCTTTTGGTTACTTTGGTGGTGGTACTCCTGGTCCAAGATCAACAGTAGACCGTATAGATTACTCTAATGATACAGCAACAGCATCACCAAAAGGACCATTAAGTAGTGTTAGATATCAATTAGCAGCAGCATCCGCAGAAGCTAATGGATTATCTACAGGTGGTGGAGGATCATCATCACCACCAGCAAATAATCCACTACAAGTAAGACCTTTTGGTTACTTTGGTGGAGGAAAAAGAGATCTTCCTACTATAGGTTACGCAACAGTAGACCGCGTAGATTACTCTAATGACACAGCAGCAGCATCACCAAAAGGACCATTAAGTGTTGCTATATGGGGATTATCAGCAGCAGGTAATAGTTCCTATGGTTACTTTGGTGGTGGAATTAATGGACCCAGTACTAGGGTGTCAATGGTACAGCGTATAGATTACTCTAATGACACAGCAACAGCATCAGTAAAAGGACCATTAAGTGTTGCTAGATATGGTCCAGGAGCAGCAGGCAATAGTTCTTATGGTTGGTTTGGTGGAGGTGGATTGTCTTCTGGATCAACATCAACAGTAGACCGTATAGATTATGCTAGTGATACAACAACAGCATCACCAAGAGGACCATTATCTTCTATTAGATATCAAGCATCAGGAGCAGGAAATAGTAATTATGGTTGGGTTACTGGTGGTTTTCCTGGAGCAAAATCATCAGTAGACCGTATAGATTACTCTAATGACACAGCAACAGCATCAGTAAGAGGTCCATTAACTATTACTAGAAATTGGGCAACCTCAACTGGAAATTCTTC